CGGCGGTCTGGATTGCCAGACTCCCCTCGCCGTTCACAAAGACGGTACCGTTCGGCGCATACAACGAGAACACGACCGCGCTCGCTCCGGCAGCACCTGCCGCGCCCGCAGCGCCGGTATTGACTTTGCTCCAGCGGATAGAAAGCGACGTAGTGACAGGCGAAGTGATCGGCACGGTAATCGTGCCCGACTGTTGACCCGCGCCGCCCAGCGTTGCGTTGGCGGCGATGGCGATGCTGATAGGAATTTCATTGCTCGAAGCATTGCCCTTCGTGACCGTCATGCCCGTAACCGCGCCCGAAACCGTGCCGACCGTGGGCGTGACCTTCATGGAGCCGGTATAGGCGACCACATTGCATGTCACGGTAATCGCGCTCACCTGACCGTTCGCGTTGCCCGCGAAAGTGATGTTTTCGTTCGATAAGAACGCGATGGACGAGGAAGCCGCCGTGCCGCCGTCCGCGCCATCGGACACCTTGAAAAGGCTGGTCTCATCGCCGATGTTCGCGTCCGATGTCGTGATCCTCAGTGCCGCGCAGTCGCTCACCCAGATATCGTGCGCGGGCTTGACGATAAGCGTCGTGCCGGTGATGCTCGCGTTGTCCGCCGTAGTCGGATAGTCCGCCCAAACGTCGGAACCGTTCTTGTACTGCCACTTGCCCATCGTGACGTTTTGAAGGTTCGCTGTCAGGGTGATTTGCGTGGGCGCGGGCGTAGAACCGCCGTTTGCATATTTGAACACCTGCGGGCCGGAGATCCACGCGCTCTTCGCGTTCTGACCAGTCTTGATCATGGCGAAGGTAATATCCGTCTGCGCGTTGACGGTCAGTCCCGTGTCCGGGTCGGCGTAGGCGACATACGCGATATAGGTAAGTAAGCCGCTGTCAATGGCTGCGAGTTTGTTCGCGGACACCGTAAGCACATTTGCACTGACTGCTTCGCCGGTCGTAAGCGCCGCTTCGTTGCCGGAACCTTCTTTGCGCTTCCACGTGATGGTCAGCGCGGAATCCGTAAGCGCAATCGCCGTTTGATTGGCGTAGATCACGGGCGTGACGACGAGCCGCCCCGCCGTGCTCGTCCAGTTGGGCGCGTAGGTATTGGCGTTTACGTCGTAGATTTGCGTGCGCGGCTGGTTTGCGCCAAGATACACGGACAGGCTTTTCCCGTCCGAAAGGTCGATGATGGTTTTACTGCCCGTCGCGATAATGGCCATACTGATTCCCTCCGTTACTCATCTGTCAATTCACAGGAATAGGTCGCGCTGTACTGCACGTCGCGCACCGTGAGCGTGATGCATTTCATACCGATATGCGCCGCGTTCCAAAGTCGGTCGGCAGTACTATCGGCGGACACGCGCGTCCAGCGAAAACGCGCGGCGGGCATGGTCTCGGTCACATCCTCGCTCCCGTGCCAGACGCGTGCCAGCAGCGTCGTAGACTGAACGGCGCTCGACAGGATATCCGAAGTCGAAACGATCTCGATTCTGTACCCGATGAGAGCGTCCATATCGGTGTATACCTGAGATACGCGCTGATTGATGCCTACGTTGCTGGTCAAGTCGAGCGTCTGACCAAAGTCAGCGGCGACAAGGCTGGTGGTCAGCGTGCCCGCTTTGATGTTCGAACCCTCAATGGTCGCGGCGGCGATCTCCGCGCCGGTAATCGTTCCCGCCAGTATCTCATTGGCGGTGATCGTCTTGGCGGCGATCTCATCCGCCGTAATGGAGTGCGCGACAATCTTGTCGGCGGTGATCGTTCGTTCCGTCAATACATAGCCGTCTATGGTATCTACCTGTGTAGATACAAGTTCTCCCATGTTGTTGATGGCGTAGATTAGCGACTGCTCCGTGCCGCGTATGATGAGCCGCTCGACGGACAGCACGCCCGTGGTGATGCGGTTTGCGGACAACTCGACGATTTTGGCGTCGGTGATGCTCGCGGCCGCGATCTGCGCGGTGCCTATCGCGCCATTTTCAATGAGCGCGGCAGTAATCGCGCCCAAGGCAATCTGCGCCGTGCCCACGGCGGCGTTGGCAATCTTGGCGTTCGTAATGGCGGCTTGCGCGATCTTCGCCGTAGTCACCGCAAGGTCGTCAATCTTCGCGGAATCCACGGCAAGGTCTGCAATCTTGGCTCTGGTAATGCTCGAGTCCAGTATCTTGGCGGTTACAATCGCCGCGTCGCGGATATTCGCGGTATCGATGGCCGCGCCGCCAATCTTCGCGTTGGTAATCGCCGCGTCTTTAATATGCGCCGTGTTGATAGCGGCGTCCCGTATGTTCGCCGTGTCGATAGCGGCTTCGCCGATCTTGGCGTTGGTGATCGCCGCGTCGTGAATATGCGCCGTTTGGATTTGCGCGTCGCCGATTTTCACAGAGGTGATCGTAGCATCCTCGATTTTGGCCGCCGTAATCGCCGCGTCTTTGATATTCGCCGTATCGATTGCCGCCGTGCCAATGTGCGCGGACTCTATCGCGGCTTCGGCGATCTTCGCGGAGGTAATGGACGCGTCCTGTATGTGCGCCATACCGATTTGCGCCTGTCCGATATGCGCGCTGTTAATCGCCGCGTTCTGGATATGCGCGGACTGGATTGCCGCAAGTCCGATCTGCAAGCTGCCCACCGAACCGTTCACAATCTGTCCCGCGCCCACGCTGTTCATCGCCAGCTTCGCGCCGGTGATGCTGCCCGAAGCCAACTGCCGCGCAGAGACGAGGCTGTTCTCCACGCTGTCCGCGACCGTGCCCAGCGTCACCTTTGTGTACTTGCGCGTCAGGCAGTCATACGAATACTGCGTCATGCGCATGAACACGGAAACGCCGATTCTTCGGGCGATTACATGAACGGCGTCGCCCAGAAAGATATTGGCGAGGAAGCCGTACTGCCGATATTCCTCCGTGTCCGCGCAGTTGATGAAATCGACCGTCAATGTGACCGTGGGCATGTCGCAACCTTTATCGAACTCCGCCTGCGCCGCGTCCCGCATCTCGGCATAGCACTGCGCTTTCGATTTTCTATCGTCGCCCTCGGTCGCTTCCTTCGCGTCGGAAACGGCGAGGTGTATCCATTTGGGGTGCGGATACTGATCGATATAGGGACTGTCGATGTACAGCTCGGGCAGATACAGCGTTTCGCCGTCCTTCGTCTCGCCCGTGGGCATAATGCGCGTGACAACGTCGGCGGCATCCACGTCGTAGGAAATGCCGAGCAGGTTCTTGCCCTCGCGGATCTGGATGTCGGTATCCGTGCCCACGCGCTTGACCATGAACACGTCGTACCAGTCTCGCGCCAGTTCGCCCGCGTACTTTTCCGTAACGCCGCCCTCGCCGAGCAGCGCTTCCACGGGATTCTTGTTCTCGAACAAAACCTCTTCCGCTGTAGCGTCGAGATCGGAATAGAAGGTGAACCCGTGCTCGGACTGACAGTTCTCGGAGATGCCCGCGACCACGCTCGCGCCCGCGAGCGACGAGGAAGGCTCATACTTCTTGATCATATTGTCCGCCAGATCATAGAAGATATGGCGGGCGTAGACCGACACTTGTGTAAGCTCCGGCACGACCCGGTAAATACGAAACGGCTGATCTCGCAATTGTTTCGGCTCGACGATGCCGCCCGTAGGCTGCGCGGGATCGCTGTCGGTACGCACGTAAGCGAGATAACTCGCGTACATGTATCCGCGCTTCCCATCCGGGCAAATGACCTCGTACCACGAGCTGGTCGTCTGCTGAACGACCACGACCTGCGTACCCTTTTTGTATTTGGCGAGGATTTTGTAGTTCGTGCCCGTGCCGCTGCGCAGCCTAAGCGGGTCGCGCTGCGTGTTCACTCTGTAGATAAGCCGCGACGCACCGGGCTGCATGAGCCTGACCTGCGGAGTTGATGCGGCGGGCACGGGCGCTTTCAGGATATTGCCCTCGATGAGCCGTTGCCATTTGCCTTGCGCGTCCAGCGGGTGCGTAAGCTGAAGCTCCCACTCACCGTTCAGCGTTTCGGTCACAACACAAGTGGAAGGCAAGACCACGCCCAGCCCATTGGTCGAAAAGTCCGTCTCATTCGGCGCGTAGACGCAGATCATGGCATCACCTCCAAACAGGTAAAAGAAAACGCCCATCTTTCGATGGACGCTATGATAAACTTTTCTCTCTATTCTTCAATTTCACTAATAATCTCTAGCATTTCGCGAGCTGTAACAATAAATGGCTTTAGTGGATAGTGTTTTAGATTTCCTGTTACAAGGTATGCGCTCTCGCTTTGCTTTTCCATCGCAACCTCATAAAAGATTACGTCGTCCCGGTCGATAAAGACCTCTGTAGAAGGTGCAGCCTTCACGTTGATAGCGCATTTCTCATACTCTGTAATCAAACGCTCTATACTGTCTACCTCAAACTGAAATTTTGGCCGCATTAGCACATCACGATACTCATCTATAATGCGTCCGTCAATCAATGGAATAATCCTTCCAACGAACACATGCTTAAGAACTTGCCCGGGGATAGAAGACGGTTTTAGTAAGGCGGATACCAATACATTGGTATCAATCACAGCATAGTATGTTTTCATGTCTGATCATGCCGTGCCTCTCTGGAAGCGGTGATTTCAGCGTTAATTTCGTCAAGCGACATTTCGCTCGTGCCATTTTGTTGCGCAGCTCGACCCATATCTAAAGCAAGCTGCCACGCATCAAAACTGCGATACCGATCTTTTGTCAACTTCATGTCAAATGGGATGCCTCCTTCAGCGACAGATCGTTTCAAAAAAACCCTTATTGCTGTTGGCAAGTCAAATCCCAGCGCTTCATAAATGGCTGCCGCTTCATTTTTCAACGCTTCATCTATTCGTATTTGCAACAATGTGTTCGCCATACGCTCAAACCTCCCATAAGAACTAAGCACCTGTATTTGCTTGTAATGCAATTATATTACGTTTGCATCGTTTTGTCAAGCAAAATTAGATTACAATTCTCTCCAATTGGGCGCAATGACGACCTTGGTCACGTCGCCCGTCCAGCTTACGCCGTTAATGCCCGGCGTGAGCACGGGAAACTCGCCGTTCATACGGCTATTCTGGCTCGTAAAGCCGGAGTAGGCCTCCATGAGCGGCGTGTCGAGCGTAATACTCCCGGAGACGTCGGTCAGTTCCACGACGGTCAAGCCAATCATGAGGGTAATTTCGCCGTTTCCATAGACGGTAATGACCGGCTCCGACGAGGCGCTGCACGGGTTCGATATCGCGCCGCCAGATGATGTGAACTCGACTGCCGCCACATTTTTCCGATACAGGAACGGCTGACAGCGGAAGTTGACAGCGAACGAACAGTGCGGATTGCCGCGCAATATCTTCTCGAAGCTGATCTGGTTGATGATTCGCGCCTTATAAAAACCGTTCGGTCGGTTGGCGAACGTCACCTCGCCGCCGCCTTTGAGCCAACCGCAGATTTCGGACAGCCGATTTGTGTTTGCGATCATGCAAGTGGCAGTGAGAATCATATCGTCGTATATGTCGTCGCCTTCCAGCGTCGTAAGCGTACCGCTGCGACCGGGCACGGATGTAAACACGGCGCGCTCGGAGGCGCGGGTGAGCGTCGGCTGCGTAAGCACATGCATGTCGTATTGAGTACAGCGCGCGCCGTTCCAGTCAAACCAATCATTCGCCATTACCGCACCTCCAAGCATGAAAAAGCGCCCATGCCGCAGCGGGCGCGCACGCGTTTCTTCTATTATATAGTGTGTCTCCGGACATCTTAGATATGGGCGTCCACAACGGTGATATACAGCCCCTGCTTCTCCGCCTCCGCGAGATACTCCGCGAATTTCAACTCATACGCTTCGCGGGATTCTTTTGTCGCGTCGTCGCAGGCGAACCAGCCCATTCTGCCCGGCTCAAACCACTGGCCATCCGGGGTAAGGAAAGCGTAGGTATGAAAGGCGGTCATAGACTGAACATACTTATCTTTTGTGCCGTATCGATTGAGATAATACTCTCGATTGTAGATTTGCAGATAGTCTTCCGCCTTTTCGTCCGCTCGTAGCGGCGATCCTTCCACCTGTATCTCCCAGTTCCGCTCGATGCGTGCCTTATGCTCAAGGTTCGGTGAGAAGTCGCAGTCAGCCACCAGCGCGCTATCGCAACGCGACGGGTCGCGCTTGGACGCTGTGTCGTCGTCATATGCGCCATGCTTTCCGGGTTTCAGTCGGAGCAGTCCGAACCATCTCCCGCCTCGCTCGTACCAATCCCAGCGCGCGTTCGGGTTATACCAGTAACCGCGCTCTCCAGCGGCTTTATCCAAGTCGTATTCTTCATCCTTAACGAATTCAGCATACGGCGAATCAGCCTCCACGCCTTCCTCAAAGGGAGCCAGCAGGGATTCCACATCTTCGGGGGAGCGAGAAAACACGGCGATAGTAAAGTGTGACATAAAGTCCTCCTCAAACGGTTATTTAGGCGGGAGCGTTGTTACGCTCTTCGCAAGTATCCTCGTCGCGCACAACACGCCGCTTCAATACACATACGAGACGGTCGTACTCGCTAACCGTCCCGTCGTCGAACGCTTCGTTCGCGGGCAGCGAAAAACTGTTCTGGCAAAACAAACAGCTTTTGTTGAGATTCATCGATTCAGCCATACCTAGACCTCCTTCGGTTTTGTCATGACAGTATGGCTCTACATTTGCGCGCAGGCAAGATAACTTACCGCGTCTATTCTGTGACGAATTCTATCTCCGCGCAGCCTTCGTTTATCCAACCGAGCAGGCCGGTTCTGTACAGGACGCACAGCCAACCGTTCTCCGCGCGAGCGACATACGGGAAACTGTCGCCAATCTGCGCATAACCAAGTATCGGGAACGCTTTCCCGTTACCGCTGCGGACACACCACGCGTTCGGCTTCACGATTTTCACTCGTTTTCCTACGGATGTCGGAGCGGCAGGCTTGTCCGATGCGCCGGTAAAGAAAGACAGCGTCTTCTCGCCCGTCAACCGATTCAGATCTACGCGGGTATCGATTCCCGCGACGCTGCCCTTGCTCGTAAACTGGTGCAGTGCGCAGGAAATCGTCGGCGTTTTACTCACCGTGCCGTCGTTTATGCCATACGCCGCCAGCCAAAGGAAATCCCAGTTCGCACCGGTCTTCGCGTCGGACGCGATATCGAACGCACCGGATATGATGCTCTGTCCGCCGTAATAGGCAATCCGTTCTGCGCCCAGCGCGCGTAGTTTCCTCACGAATGCCGCGATGACCTTCGGGGCGTTGGGATTCATGGGAATCTGCTGACCGTTTTTGTAAATAAGCGCCTTATGCTCGACATCACACACAAAGAAAGCGGGCTTTTTGCCTGCGTGCGCGTTCCAGTATACCTCGGCTTCCCGTTCGGCGCGCGCGACGGTCGTCGCCATGAGGTAATGGTAACTGCCCCACGGCACGCCGTTTTCATTGCAGCCCGTGATGTTGTCTTGAATTCGCTCATCCGCGTTCAAGCCGCAGCTCGCACGCAGAATCACCAAATCTACTTCTTTGGAGGCTTGTTTCCAGTCAATGGCTCCCTGCCATGCGGACACATCGATGATTTTTCCCATGAAACTCCTCCTCGCAGTTACGCCATTCGCAGACCGCGTCCGCGCTGCTGGCGTTTGGTGAGCGTAGCGATCTCTACCGCCAACGCTCGGATATCCTGTTCGTCACGGACATAGAACGTGTTGCCAGTGAGGTTCACATTGCTGGACTGGTTATAGGTGCGCCGATTGTCGTTGGTGTTCGTCGTAACGGAACCGTGCTTCGCCGCGCCGGTCAGGTATCGGGATGCGTTCTGTATGACCCGTGCCTGACGCTTCGTTTCCAGCAGCACGCCCTGTCCGAAACCGCGCATCGCCATGCGTCCGATTTCATCTCGGAACACACCGGAGGGTGAACTGATTTTGAGCGTACTTTTCGCGGCGCTGACCGCAGCGAGCGCGGCGGAACGCATCGCCGAAATCACGCCGCTCCTGCCCGCGACGATGCCCGCGCGCAATCCGTACATGGCATTTAACCCTATACTTCGGAAACCGGATGCGCTAAACGACGAAGCGAGCGCCGATTTTGCGTTCGACGACAATGTACCGGCCGATGAACTGATATCGTAAGCAGTTATCCCGCTTCCTATGGAAGTCGCGGCGCTCGTGCCAATCGATTGGAGTACATCCGCGCCCAGCCCGCTCTCCAGCGCGGTTTGCAGATTTCCGGCCAGCACAGAAGCATACGCGGACATGTCATAGCTAGACATGCCTTCGCCGATACCCGCAGCGGTATTCTCGCCAATCGGCATCATGCGGGTGGAAGGAGACTCTATGCCCAGCGCGGTGTTCAGCGCCGTCTCTATATTCGCGGCGACGGTCTCCGCCGTGGTGTCCATACCCGCTTCGGTCATGGCTTGCGCAATACCGGCGACGATCTCATCGCCCACGCCGATGCTGTCCATGAGCTCCACCAAGTTCTGTATGGCCTGCAGGTTGGCGACCATATCCTCGGAGAGCGTTTCACCGTTGTTCAGCGCCGCAATCGCTTCTCCGACATAGGATTGGATATTGGCGATTTCGGTCGCGTCCAAGTAATTCGAAATCGTGCTGGACGCGGCATTGCGATCCCAACCGTTCATCCAGCCGCCAATATTGAGGAACGATTTCATCTCGTTATCAATGCCGACGAGATACTCGTTCAAATTCCGGAGATCGTCTATCGTAGTGTCGTTCGCCCATCTCGCGCCAATCGACCCCTGATGCTCGGTGCTTTCCAGCGCGCTGACCGCTTCCTCCAGCGCTTCCGGCGTACCCGAAATCGTCGGCGTGATCAGTACGTGCAGCGTGCCGTCGTCCTCATACGCCATGAGCGTCGTCGCGTCGATCTTGTTCGCGGGCACAAGATTCACCGGGATTTCCTGTCCGTTCTCCCAGAAGGTCGCGTTTGGTTCCTCAAGTACCTCCGTTGGCTCGTCATACACCTCGCCCAACCGTACCAACCCTGTAACCGTTACGGGATGATCCTTCACGAACTGCGTGTACGCCGCCAGATCGTAGCCCGATATGCTGACTTGGCAGGTGATGATCGAGGGCGTCGCAACGCCCTCCGCGTTCTGGTACTTGGAGATGTAGGCGACCAGTTCCGTTTTCAGCGCCGTCTTGTCGCAGCCCGTTGCCTCGGAATACGCGGTTACGAGCGCGTCGATCTGCGGCTCGGAAAGCGCGGTAACGTCCACTTCCTCCGCCTCAAGGTACGATGTCACAATCGCGGCAATATCGCTCGGCATGAGCTTGGTCGTGGACGCGCCGCCGTTCATTTCCTGATACGCGCCCACAAACGCCGTGACGCCGCCCGGTCCGAGCGCAGTGATGTCATACCCCTCGGATTCGAGGTATGTAGAAATATAAGCCGTTATCTCGGAGGGTGTAAGCGCCGTGATATCCGCGCCGCTTTCAAGCTCGCGGTACGCGCTTACCATGGCGGATACATTCTTCGGCGTCAAGCCGGATGTGTCCGCGCCGCCGTTCTGTTCCGCGTACTGATGGATGTACGCGACAAGCCCATCCGCCGAAAGATTCGTCGTGGACGCGCCGCCCGTGACTTCTTCATAAGCGAGCACGAAAGCGGTTATCCCGCCAGGCGTGAGATTGGACGTATCCACGCCCTGCGATTCCAGATATGTCGATATGTACGCGGTGATTTCCGCAGGCGTGAGTTTGGATACATCCACTCCGGTGGCAAGCTCCTCGTAGGCGCTTACCATCGCAGTGACGTTCTCCGGCGTTAATCCGGACATATCCGCGCCGGTCACAACCTCCGCGTATTTCGCCACATACGCTAGTAGCCCGGTCGGTGTCAGCGATGCGGTGCTTGCGCCTTCTGCGATTTCCGTATAGCCCGAGATAAATGCCGTCACCTGCGGCTGTACGCGCGCGGCATTCTCCGCTTCGGTATACCCCGCGATGATGGCCTCCGTCGTGATTGCGCCGGGATTCGCGGCGAACTCGTCCCACCGCGCCTGCGCGCCGGTCATGTCGAGGTCTGTGGCGATTTTGAGTACTTCCTCGGGCACCGCCTCGGAGAAGATACCGCTCAAGCCCTCCAGCGTATCCTTGTGATCGGTAACGAACTGCGTAAGGGACGCAAGCTGCTGCATCTGGGAAGACACGTCGATATCGGGGAAGATCGCTTGAATCTCTTCTTCGCTCATTCCCGCGTCCATCAGCGATTGAATCTGTGTGAGCAGCGCGTAGTACTCCGTGAGCGCGCCTTCATCCATGCTGGAAGTCAGCGCGTTCATATCTTCCAGCGCCTTGGCCATGCCCAGCGTATCTCCGTTGTTGGCCGCGATGCTGTACTCTCGAAGCTTGCCGTATAGGGTGTCTATCGCCGCGTCCGCCGCCTGAATGTCCGGCTGATTCCACACAGGCATGACGATGGCCGCCATTGTCTGTGCGTATTCACGCGCCGCCGCGAGCCGGTTATCCGAGTACTTCGCGTCCAACGCTTCCTGCGCATGTCTCCGCTCCGCGTCGCCTTCGATGAGCTGAACAAGCGCGTATTCTTTGTCATACTGTGTGTCCAGTTCGGCATTGATGGCTGCGTAGCCCTGCGCGGCGGCCAGCAGCGCGTTCTCGTATACGGAAGCCGAAGCGTCGGTCTGTCCCTTCGCGCGAGCGCGCGCGACTTCGGCCTCCAGTTTATCAAGAATCGTATCAAACCCATCCGTATCGGCAGGCGACAGATGATACTTGATCTCGATGGCTTCTCGCGCGTCGATGAGCTCCTGAAGCCTGATCTTGTCTTTATCGGTGAAGTTGCGCGATTGACGCTTCTTGAGCAGCCGTTCGATCTCCGCGTCCATCGCGTCCAGCTGCTCGATGTCCGTCTGCAGCTGCTCCGAAACACCGGTATACCCCGCTTGGTCGGCGGTCGCCTTCATCTCGGTTAGCTCGTCGCGGGTGGACGCGGTCAGAGCCTTGAAGGAATCCGTCCATTCCGTGACGATCTCATTGGTTTCCTTCTTACCGTCCGACCAGACGGCGAGCAGACCGTTCAGCCAGTCCTCGCTGCTCTGCTCCGCGCGGGTGAAATCCTCCTCGGACATGCCGAAGAAAGACAGCCCTTCGGCGGAGCCATAGAATGTCTCGGCGGCGTTTTCCCTCCACTGCTTCGCCGTTTCGTTCATGCCTTCCAGCGCTTCGCGCGCCGTCTTCGCACCGGACGCGTAATCGTACCACTTATACGCACCGTATACCACGGCGGCGGCAAGCGCCGCGATGACGAGTTTCGACGAAGCCAGCGTTTTCACGAATCCGCCGATTCCGCCGCCCGCGAGCTTCACCGCGCCGGAGAACTTCCCGATACCCTTGCTGACGACTGCAAAAGCCGCTGACACCTTGCCGATGCCGCTGACCATCTTACCGATAACCAGTATTGCGGGACCGACAGCCGCCGTGACTGCGGCGAACTTGATGATCGCCATGCGCTGGCTCTCGTCCAATCCCATAAAGGAAGCGAGCAATTCGTTCGCCTTGTCGATCAGCACCTGAACGGTCGGGTTGAGATCGTCGCCGATCTGCTGCGCGAACAAGAGCGCGGTATTCTTGAGGTTGGTCAGGCGCGATTCGGTGGTCGCGTATCGCTTGTTTGCCTCGGTGGACAATGCGGTGTTCTCCGCCCACGCCTCATTCGCGGTTTTCTGCGTATTGGAGAAAAGTTCCGTGGCGTTGGTGGCGCGCAGCAAGGTGTCGCGCAAGCGCACTTCCTTAATGCCGATCTCGTCCAGCACGGCGATGGCGCTTTCGCCTTCGTCATCCATTTTTGACAGCCCGACGATGAACGCCTGGAACGCGGCGGCGGGATCGCTCTCAAAGAGCGCCTTGAACTGCTTGGCGGTCATGCCGGAGACCTTGCCGAAATCCTCAAGCGCGTCGCCGCCCGTGGCGCACGCGACCTCCATCTTGACCAGCGCCTTGGAGAACGCCGAACCGCCCATCTGTGCCTCGATGCCGACGGATGAAAGCGCCGTAGCGAAGCCCAGAATCTGCGATTCGGTCAATCCCACCTGATGACCCGCTGCGGCGAGGCGGAGCGACATTTCCATGATCGCCGACTCGGTGGTGGCGTAGTTATTGCCCAGATCAACCAGCGTGGAACCCAGCCGCTCAAACTCGCTCTGGTTCATGTTGGTGATATTGGCGAACTTGGCGAGCGTGGACGCGGCTTCCTCAGCCACGATGTCCGTGCTGTTGCCCAAATCGATCATAGTCTTGGCAAAGCCCATGAGGTGTTCGTTGGCGATGCCGAGCTGACCGGCGACGGCGACGACCTCGGCGATGTCGGACGCGGAAGAGGCCACCTGCGTGGACATCGTCTTGATGGACGAGGACAGTTCCGCAAACTCGTCCTCGGTCGCGTCCACGGTTTTCCGAACAGAAGTGAACGCGGATTCGTAGTCGATGCTCGCCTTGATCGCCGTAACACCCAGCGCCGCGATGGGCGCGGAGACCGTCGTGGTGAGTAAGCGCCCCGCTTTGCTGAGCGCCTTGCCGACCTTGTCGCATTTCTTGGAGAACGCTTCCAGCGACTCTCCCGCCTGCGTCCACTGGGATTCCATGACCGCGAGCTTCTTATTCAGCTCGCCGATCTCCGCTTCCGTCTCCTTGACGGCGGCTTTCGCCTTGTTGAGCGCGGTTTCCGCGTCCGTGACCGCGTCGGTCGCCTGATGGATTTTCTCAGGGTCGTTCGCGGTCTTTGCGGCTTCCTGCTGCTCCCGCGCGGCGCGTAACGCGTCCTCATACTTCTCAACGCTCTCGCGCTGAAGCACCAGCTTTTCGTTCAGGAACGTCAGCTTCGCCGAAAGTCCCTCGACGCTCTTATTTAGGTCTTTAATGCCCGCCGAAGCGAGTTTGAACCGACTCTCCGCTAAACCGATCTGTTTTCCGAAGCTGACGATAGCGGCCTGACTCTGCTTAATGCTCTCTCCGGCTTCATCCCACTTCGTTTGCGCCAGCGCAAGTGCTTGATTGCATTTCGCGATCTCCGCCTCGGTCGTCTTCACGGCGGCTTTCGCGGCGTTCAAGTTGGCCTGCGCGGTGGCGATGGCGTCGGCGTTATTCTGGAGCGTTTTGCTATTGGACTTTATTTGCCCTTCCAACAGCTTAACCTTATCTGCGGCGGCTTGATGCTCCTCTTTCAGCCGCTTGAGCGTTTCGCCTTCCTGACGCGCGGCTTCTTCGTTATCCGCGATGGCCTTCTTGCTGTCCTCATAAGCGGTAGAAGCGACCTGTATCTGCCGACCCAAATCGGCGTATTCATCCTGCGCCTTTTGAAGCGCGGCTTCCATGGCAGCGAGTTCGTCGCGGTCAGCCTGTTTCGCGTCGCCGCTCAACTTGAGCACTTCGCTGCAAACCTGAACATCGTCGGTGAGCTGTCTGACCTTTTCAGCCGCGCGTACCTGTTCCTCCGTAAGTCCGCTCAAACGCGATTTTGCGGCTTCAGAAGCCGTGGTTGACTGCGTGACGGCGTTCTGGAAGCCCTCGTACCGCGCGGCAGACTCGGATACCTTCGCGCCAAGGTTCTGGTACAGCGCGGTGGCGGTCGTGAGTTCCGCCTTCATCTTATCCTGACGCGCGTAGGAATCGGCGAGCTTTTGGTTGGCGGCGGTGAGCGCGCGGGCATACTGATCTACGGCGAGATTCTGCTGCGTGAGCTTCGTCTGAAGCATAGTAAGCTTGCTGGAAAGCCCGTTCACCGTCTTCTCGAAGTTGTCTACGCCCGCGCCCGCCAGCAGGAAGGTGCTCTCCGCTTCCTTGATTTGCTTGTTGATCGTCCGCAGATTCCGGGCAAAGTTATCGCTATCCAGAGACAGCGAGACGACCAGCTCGCGAAGGGTATCGCTCAAAGAAAGTCACCTCCTTGGCGGCAAATATGCAACTGATTTTAGTTGCATTTCTCGCTACTTTGTGCTATACTGTGTCTACAGGGGGGATTGCAGTTGGGTCAGAAGGAAAAACTCGTTCAAAGGCTAAAATCCAAGCCGAAGGATTTTACCTTTGATGAAGCAGAAACACTGATGCGGTTTTTGGGATATGCACGCTCCGACAAAGGGCGCACGAACGGATCGCGTGTGATGTTCGCAAGCGATAACCATCCGCCCATATTGTTGCATAAACCGCACCCGCGAAAAGAACTATTGGCGTATCAAATCAAACAGCTGCTGGATATGTTAGAACAGGAGGGATTGCTGTGAACAACACGATGGAATACAAAGGCTACGTTGGTAGCGTCGAGTTTTCCGAAGCGGACGGATTGTTCTTTGGAAAAGTCATGGGTATCCGCAGCCTGATTTCCTATGAAGGTACAACTGCGAAGGAACTCATCGAGGATTTTCATGGTGCGGTAGATGATTATCTGGCGTTGTGTGACGACCGAAAAGAAGAACCCGAAAAAGCTTATAAGGGAAGCTTTAACATTCGAGTATCTCCTGATTTGCACAAGCGAGCTGCCATATACGCGATTACGCAGCAAATGACACTGAATGGGGTTGTTGAAAACGCGCTAAAGAGTTATATCGCAACGCGCAGCTAGTACGCATGAGGGTATATAGATAATGATCTTTGCTCATGCCTGACAATCACTTTACGGTTTAACCGAGTGCCAGACTTCATCAATGAAGGCTCGCCTCGGTTCTTTCTTTTTCCGTTCCCGCTGAGCGTCCCACGCCCGCAGTTTTAGGAAACCAAGCATATCCATCTCGTCAATTTCACGCATTCGCCAGCCGGATTTGAGCAGCGCGTTATAGGTCGAGTAGATGTACTCCGGCAGCGTCAGGTTTCCGTCTGAGGATTCTCCGCTGTCTCCGTCTCCGCTGTCGGCGGGATGTCCGCTGCCGGTTTCGTAGGGAAACTGTCCAGCACCTCGGTCGTCTGCGTCTGTACAGCCATGAGCGCCAGCGCGATATCGTGCATCAGGCGGTCGGCAGGATAGCCGTCGTATAGCTCGTCCACGGTGAACTGGTTTCCGAACAAGAGACAAAACCACTTGCTCATCACATCCAGCGCCTCCGCGACCGTGACCTTTTCACCGGATACGTCCTTACCTTCCACGGCGTCTTTGGAGATGCGCACAAGGGTTCCGTACATCTTCGAGGCAGGTTCCATCTCGCGCAGCGCGCGACCGGAGATGAAGTCCACAGAATACTTTTGCTTACCGAGCGTACATGTGACCATAACGATACCTCCCAATCAAAATGAGTAAACCGTATGAAGCCGCCGCGTGAAGCTTATTCCACGCGGCGGCGATTGGATTTATCAGGTTCCGGCGGTAATCGTAGGCGCGTACACCGACGTAAGGAAGGTGTCGCCGCCCGTGAAGGAGTTCTCGTCCTCGTCGGCCACTGCCTGATAGTAGCCGTCGTGCGTGCGTTTGATGGCAGTCCACTCGATTTCGCCCGTCTGACGAGTGACCGTGCCGCCTTCTTTGGTGGCATAGTTCTCCGTGACCGGCTTCGCGCGCACCTTATAAAGCCATACGTAACGATACTTGCCGTTGGACTTTTCCGACTTGAACCCCACGGCGAAATAGGGCGGCTGGTCGTTCGCGGAACGAATCAGGACGCCGTTATCGTCGATGGTATTACCGAACACCATCTCCTGTACCGCCAGCGGGATATCCGCCATCTTGGTCTTGAAAGACAGTTCGGGATCCGGATAAAGCACGCTGAATTCCTGATCATCCGCGTATTGCACGTCAGGATCGGCGTTTTCGGGCGTGACTGATGCTTCTATCGCGCCCGCCACAGCCTGCAGCGTACCGTAAGTAATCGTCGCCTCGGTATCTTCCGTCAGCGGCGCGATCACTACGTTTTTAAGACCGACCGTACTGGACACGGTCGGCGAAGCGGTGGGTGTAGGCATAAGTTTTCCTCCTTAGATTTTGGTCAGCTCTTCTCTCAGGACGGCTTTGATGTTCGCGTAAGCTTCATCGGCACGGGTGTCGAAAGCGGGTCTCACGAAGGGATGTGCGGGCGCGGGCGCGGGTCCGCCGTGCCCAAACTCGAGCGGGTTAGCATAAAATGCGCCCTTATCTTTGTAGTGGACGCCGATGGTGATGCGCTTGCCGCCGCCGCGCTTCTTGCCGACATTGCCCGTGCGAATAGAATCGTGCAAGTCGCCGGTGATGATCGCGGGATCGGTCGATGCGTTGTGGAGCATTTGCTCCTCGATGGGAACCGCGCCAGCTTTCAGAGCGCGATTAACGGCGGGGCCGTTGTCCAGCGCCGCCGCCATATTGAGCATATCGTCCTGAAGATCGTCGAAACCGCGCAGCTCAATTCCCATAATCGATCACATCCTCGCGCAAACACCACGTCCATTGCACGGTGTATTGTTTGGTGGCGGCGTCGTAGGCGGGTTGGTTATACCCCTTGTCGCTCTCCTCGATCATCGCAAAGCCAGCCGCGTACATGGCGTTTCGGATGCGAGCCGCCATATCGGTGGGGTCGGTCTCGCTCCACAGGTTCAGGTACACATAGGTACGGTACGAAGTGACGCGGTCGTCCTGATGGGATGCCTCGGTCTTGGTCGTGGAGTACACCACATACTGCGCGGGCGAGTTCTGTTCCGCTGTCGTCGCGCGCCAGATACCCGCTATGACGGGAATACCAAGCGAAGAAAGAGCGGTTTGTACTTGCCTCATCCGGATACCCCCTCGGAGAGCGACGCCTTCAAGCCGAGGTACGCGCGAACAAAGCCGTATTCGCCCAGCGTGGAGATAAACCACTTCTTCCCTGTGAACCGCACCCACATGCCCGGCCTGATGTCAGAGCGATATCGGATGGTGAAGTTGATCACGGCTTCCGTGTTCTTCGCGTCCGCTGCGCGGTAGTTCTGGTTGCCCGCATCAATAGCAGCAGCCCACACCTTACACACAACAACGTCCACAGGTTCGGGGTATCCATTTGCGTTCACAGTGTTTTCCGTGTATCCAATCTCCACCAAATGCCGAAGATCGCCCGGATGCGGGCTGCTCTCGAAGTTCTTATAACCGCGCAATCAGACCGCCTCCTTCAAAACATTTTCGTCACGTCACGGTAGGGATACAGGAGCGCCTCGAACGCCATACGCATGGCGATATAGGCTTGCTTTTCGGGCGTATCTCGGTTTTCATAGAAGTAACTGGCCATGAGCAGAATCGCCAGTTGCACGGGACCGGGCGCGTCTGAATCGAACGTCACGCGGCAGAAGTCCTCGGCAGCGGCTTGCGCTTCCGAACTGAGCGTGGAGAGATACACGTCTTCCTCGTCATGCTGAATGCGCAGATGCTCCTTAAGCTCCGATACGGTTACGACCATATCCGGTCACCGCCTTATGCGCTGCCCTCGTCGCCCTCATTCGCGGGTTCGACGGGCGTGTCCGCGACCATGAGTCCCGCCGTTTTGAGCGCGGCGAGCAGCGTATTGAAGTTCTCCTTCAAAGCCGAGACGGTCGTGGCTTCACTAGCCGCCTGATTGGGCATGGCGGTAAATGTACTGTCGCTCCCGCCGTCAAACAAACCCGCGCCGCCTTCCACTTCCGCGCCCGGCAGGAAGGTGAGCTTGCCGCCGATGACCCATTCGCTGCCGCCGTGAGCATGGTAGTTTTTCGTAATGTTGCTCATACAATTGCCTCCTCATATTGATCGGGAGGGCGGAACGAGCCACCCTCCCGATTGCGTTGCGTCTGTGCTTACGCCTTCATCGCAAGGCACTTCACGGCTTCGCGCAGCACCAGACGACCATCCACGCGCTGCGTGATCTTGAAACCGATCTGATCGGTCGCCGCGTACAGCTCGTTCAGGCGCTGCAGCGAACGACCCTCGCGGTCGGCGAGCCAGTAATAACTGAAATCGCCGTACAGAATCGCCTTGTTCCCGGCGATGGCCAGCGGCATGTAATTGCTGATCATCACCTTCTGGTTGAGCAGCACATCCGGCTGACCGGCCAAGAGGCCCGGCGACCAGAGGTACTGACCGTTTCCGTCCTTGAGCTTGCGCAGGAGCTTGACCGTCGCGTCGTTCATGATGTAGCACGCCTTGCGACGGTAGCCGCCCTTCAAGCTGTGCTGGAGATCGATCAGTTCATCCGTGGTGATCGCGGCGGCTGCGGCGGTGGTCACGCCGGTTTCTGCGCCGAGCGTGGCATGTAAAAGACCGGTGGGCTTGTGCGTCCCATTGCCGGTCAGGATCGCTTCTTCCTCGGCAGCGCCCACGCGCCGGGCGAACTCGTTGGAGATATAGCCCGCGAGGTCGAACGCGCTGTCGTGGAGCAGTTCCTCGCTGACGCGAATCATGCAGCCGACCTTGTGCGCGGACAGCGAAATCTGACCGAAGGTATCGTCGGATTCCGGGATGGTGGCTTCTTCCTCTACCCACTGCGCGCTGCCCTTGCTGGTGACGATGGGAATCTTGCGGTCGCCGGAAGAGGTGGTGATGCGATGCACGAGGCCGCGCATGATGTTCTCCTCCTGCAGCGCTTCCACAAGGGTCTGCTCGAACTCATCCGGCACGGTATAACCGCCCTCGGACAATTCGCCAACCTGCAGGGCGTTGCGCAGTTCGGGATTCCTACGCTCAATATCGCGCATGTGCTTCCAGAACGCGTCCTTGTACGCGTCGGACGCGATGCCCTTCTTGGTCTCGCGCGCCTTTTCGGGACGGGAAGCGAGATTGGGGCTGACGGACGCGTTCAGTTCGCGTTCCAGTTCCTGCGCGCGCTCCTCGCGTTCGATGGCGTGACCGAGGTCGACGACCTCCTGCTCCATACGCTCGTATTCCTGCGTGTCCTCGGCGTTCATCAAGCCGTTCTCATCGGTGTGCGCGTCCAGAAACGCCTTCGCCTTGTCCCAGGTTTCGCCGCGCTGCTTACGCATGTCAAGAATCTTACTCATTGTGGTGTCCTCCTCATTTTTCGCCCGCCCCGCGCCGAAAGCGCGTCGCGGGTACACTTGGCAAATGTGCCATTTGCCTGCGTTAGTCGGGGCTAAAGCCCCTCCCTCAGATGCTCCGCTTCGCGGGCATAATTAAGCCCAGCCGTTTTCGCAGCTGGGCGACGGGTGTGCCGGAGGCTTCCGGCTGTTGATCTGGTGCAGGCGTTTCCTGCGTGGGCTTGGGTTCCTCCGGCTGAGCCGGTGGCACTGTCCCGCCCGTTTCCACGGGCATTTCGGCTTGCTCAAAGGTTGCGAATCCTTGGATTCGCAAGTCGGCTTCGCCGACCGCTGACGGCTCAAATCGAAGATTTGAGTCGCAGCGCCGTTCGGCAAGCGGTACAGTTGATGTATGATCATCGCCCGACACCGGGCGGGACAGTTGTGGCTTGTGCGGCGTATGACGGTCGAACCACGCCTGCACCTTTTCTTTGGCTTCCTTCAGATCGACCTTGTACGGGAGCGCGTTATTCGTGAGACCTGTGGAAGGCGTATCCTCGACAATGCCGTCGATGAAGCCGAATTCGAGCGCCGCCTGCGCATCCATCCATGTGGTCGCGGTCATCAAGGCGGCGATGTCGCCGCGCTTCTGCTTGCAGCGTTTTCCGTAGACATTGAGAATGCTCTCCTTACAGGCGCGCAGCAGATCAATCGCGCCTTGCAGGTCGTGCTCGTTGCCCCAAGCGACCGTGCTGGGGTCGTGTACCATCCACAGCGAACCGGGCGTCATCAAAAGCTTGCTCGCCGCCATGGAAAGCACTGTCGCGGCAGATGCCGCCGTGCCGGAAATCGTGACCGTTACCAGTCCCGGATACGCGCGGATATCGTCGAACATACGCGTAGCAGCGTTGCACGATCCTCCGTAACTGTTCAGGCGAATATGTACATCGTCCGAATTGTTGCTATCGGCTCCGTACAGCGACTCATGCAGGGTCTCGGGCGTGACCTCATCGCCGAACCATACCTCGTCGTCAATGTAGCCGTTCAGGTTGATTTCTCTCAAGGGCTCTCCCTCCGTTTCATGATGCGTTCTTGCGCCAGCGCGACGTATTCGGGATTCAACTCAATACCGATGTAGTTCCGACCGTGTTTGCGCGCCGCGACTGCCGTGGTGCCCGCGCCCATGAACGGGTCGAGCACCAGCCCGCCGACCGGACTGCCGGACAGGATGCATTTTTCCGCCAATGTTTCTGGAAATGTCGCAAAATGCGCGCCGCGATACGGTTTTGTGTTGATAATCCACGTATCCCGGCAATGGCGTTTGAAATCTGGCGCGTAGTAATCGGTACGGCTTCGACACAGATCCGGACGGACTTCCTCAAAGCTCTTCTGGCCGCCGCCTTTGTTGTTCAAGGTTTTGCGACGTTTGAAGTCCTTCACGCTGTTCTCCGAACAGTCTTCGCGGATGGCGTCCCCGTCAAAAAAGTAATTCCGCTGTTTGGACAAGAGAAACAGGTATTCGTGCGAACGCGTACAGCGATCCTTCACGGGCTCCGGCATACAGTTGGGCTTGTGCCAAATCACATCCTGCCGCAAATACCAGCCCGTGTCACGCAATGCGAATGCAACGCGCCAAGGTACGCCAAGCAGATCCTTCGGTTTCGCACCGTCCTGCGGACTCGTTGCGAGTAATGTGCCTTCAACCGTGCCATGATTGCTGGCTTGCTTTGGGCTGACATGCTCCAGACGAACCGTGCCGCCCTGATACCGTCCCTTGCCGCTGCCTGCGTAGCTGTCGCCCAGATTGAGCCAAAGCACACCAGTAGGCTTGAGCACGCGGTGAACCTGATCACAGATTGTCACCAACGCGGCTACATACTCTGAGAGCGACTGATTGAGGCCAATCTGTTTGTCCACGCGCGTTGCACCACACTTGCCGCACACGCTTGAATAAAACCGCGCGTTGCCTTGGGTATCCGTTCCGCCCTCGAGCGTCGACCGCAGCATATGGGTAAAGCGGCCAGTCGGCAGATGATTACAGGCGGAATCTCCGCCCACCCATATACCGGTACCATAATCCCGAAGCGCAAAGTACGGCGGGCTGGTCAGACACATGTCCACACACTCGTCAGGCAGTTGCTTTAGGAGTTCCAGCGCGTCGCCGCAAAGAATCTGGTTTTCAAGTTCCACCCTCGTCCGCCCCCTTCGTTGCAGCTTTGATTGGAATCATGTTCCCGTTACAGAGATAATCGTCGCCGCCCTTTTCGGCGGGAATCGGGTTCTGGTTTTCGAGTTCGCGGATGTCGTTAGCGGACATCCAACCGTTCTGCCGCGCGATGGCGTAGCCTTCCATGCGCTCCTTGTACGCGCCCCTCATGAGCCCGTCGATGTTGAAGCGGACATAAAAAATGCCCTTCTCCTTGTCGGGGAAGAGCACTCGGTTCATGGACTGTTCTACGCGCACCAGCCACGGGCGGATCGTGTGAACCGCGAAATCGATGCTGCTATGCTCGATATTGCTAAATGTGGCATGATCCAGATCTCCCACGAGATGTGGCGGCACGCGATAGATTCGGCATATCTCCGATACCTGAAACTTCCGTGTTTCGAGGAATTGCGCTTCGTTGTTCGGCATAGATATACGCTCGAACTTCAGCCCTTCTTCGAGTATCGCCACACGATTAGAGTTGTTCGAGCCGCCATATGCGGCGTTCCAGCTCTCGCGTAGCGCGCTTGGGTTCTTCACCGTGTTCGGGTGCGTGAGCACGCCTGCCGGAGTCGCGCCGTTCGAGAAAAACTTACTGCCGTATTCCTCTGCTGCAAGCCCTAAGCCGATGGCGTTCTTCTCAAGCGCGATGGGACTGTAACCCATCACACCATCGAAACCCAGACCGGGTATGTGCAGAACGTCCTCCGGGCGCAAGCGCACGAGTTTACTGTCGCGTGTCATGTAATCGTAGGTGAGTTTACCGCCGCTGTCACGATCTACCGTCATTTGGTCGGGCAGAAGCGGGTACAAGCCGAGGATATGTCCGCGCCCATTGCGCACGATTTGACAATAGGCGTTGCCCCACAGGAGCAAATGTGTGAGCATCGTCTCGCGCAGTACAAAGGACGTCATCTCCGTGTTCGGCTCGTCGTGCAGTATGTGGTATAGCGGATGCTCCAGCGCCTTTTCGCTGCCGGTATCGGTGTATTGGTAAACGTGAAGCGGCAGGCTGGCGACGGTTTCCGCGATGACGCGCACACAGGCGTAAACCGCTGATATCTGCATTGCCGAACGCGGCGTCACAGATTTCCCTGCCGCGCTCATGCCGTAAAAGAACGCCTGCGCCGCGCTTACCGCGTTTTGAGGTGAATTTCGTCTACCGGGCTTATCTCGCGCCCGGAACAGACCGGAAAACGGATTCTTCATGTACACGCGCTCCTTTTCGTGGTAGAATATACATACTGGAGGGTAAGCCTATGGTTTTGCGTTTTACTCACATGCTGGCAATCGCCGATAAAGCGGAAATCATGATCAACAGAGCCTGCAGAGACCTCTGCGGCTCGTCATTCATAGAATTTGGTAAGCTGAAACAGCAGTTTTATCTCATGCCCAATCTCGACCTGTTCATCGACGACGATATGGACGAAGAATGCTCCGGCTACATATTGAAATGCCTCCGAGCGGTTGGCTTTCTTCAGGAAAAAGCAGAGGTCGTCGTACCGAATAAGCATCGACTGGAGGACAGATTGCCGCCCGAAAGCGACGAGTAACAGCTTCAAATTGGCATAAAAAGAGCACCTCATTGCTGAGATGCTTTTTGTTGCGTTTCTTTACAGTTTTTCGACGTAATCCTCTAAATCGCTGAAGAAGCGTTCAATAATCACCGTTGCACTTTCAATGTCTGCACGGTAGATCATCAAGTAACCGCCAATTACGACCTTTCGGTAATGCCCCGCTTTCAATAAAGGTTGCTGGCATTCGCCATACAGATTCGGATTCTCGACGAGCAATCGGTATCGCTTTTCGATCTCATCCGCAAAATGAACGGCTGCTGGTAGATTGCAGAGCTCATTCACGATATACCCAAGTATCTCATCCAGATCATGCTCGGCCTTTTGGGTGATGATCAGCTCATAGGCCATACTTCGCCCTCATGCGTTGAAGCGATGAGATGGCGTCGGTTACGCGTCCTTCCGCAACATCGTCCTCCGCTTCCATCAGCTTTTCATAGACGCTCAAAAGCCGCATCTTCTCATAGGTGGTCGCGCTCATAATGACCATATCCGTGTAACCATTCTTGGTGATGAAAATCGGGCCGCGCGTGTTCTGACATAGATTCGATATCTCGCTCGTATTCTTTAAATCCCGAATCGGAATACACTGCTGCATTGTATCGCCTCCTCTGTGGGATAATTGTACCACGTTTAAGCGGCGAATGCAAGCGTCAGTTCATGGAAAGGTTAAGCATCCTCACAGGGCAGCGCGGTTAGCTCTTCTTCGGTCACAACGTCGGTCTGCGTTTCAAGCTTTTCATAACGTTCGATCTCAACAGGCTCGACATCTTGTACGTTATCTTGCACGGAACTCTCATCGTCTGCGGGAATATGCCGTTTGGAGCCGTTGCCAGGGATACCCTTCATAAGATATTTGCGAACAGTCTTGTATTCATCCCCGATGAAACCCAGCCGTAGCAGAAAACAACGGAAAGCGTAACGCGGATTGTCCGTATCCCGCTCGATTACGGTCACGCGCTTGAGCTTCTTCGAAAGCTGAATGATCGCCGCGAGCAGCCGCGCAGTCGCGTCAACCATCTCGTGCGGAGCCGTGCCCGCCAGCCACGGAAACGAGATTCTGTCCTCTTCCACTTCTACCGGCAGTTCCGTGAGTTCCAGCGCCATCTTGATCAGCGGCGCTTTCGCCGCGATGAGCTTTTTCACATTTTCAATAGCAAGCTCGCTCATCCCTTCCTTGGGAAAACCAAGCGAGATGCAATCCGGCGCGTTGACTACCATGCACGCTTGCATTTCCTGCTCGCTCGGCGCGTCTTCGATTCGCACCCATTCGGAGTCCGTCGAAATGAAGCCCCGCGCCCGCAGCGCGTGAAGCGTCAGCCCGATTTCTTTCACATCCAGCAGGTCGTCCAGTTCTAAACTGCCGTCCTTGTGTACAAGGTAAGCGCCAACCTGATAATCGAACGCGGGTGCGCCGAGGTATTTCGGTTCGCAGCCCGTCGCTGCCGCCAGCGCCTGTACCAGTTCCTTGCGTTTCTCGCCCGTCGCCTCAAAATGAATCGTCATGGTAAATCCATCCTTTCTCGCTATGCGCTGGTCTATATATGCCTCGGAAGGCTGACAATAGCAAGCGTTATTACAGATAACTTCCGTAGAAAAACCTTCGCCCGTTTTGTGATCTTTACAGCCCACCGCCGGTCTTTCGGTCGTGACACGCTTTACACAGAGGCTGCCAATTCGCCTCGTCCCAGAACAAGCGCTCGTCGCCTCGATGCGGGACGATGTGATCGACCACAGTTGCTGGCGTGAGCGCGCCACGCTCGAAACAGGATACGCAGAGCGGATGCTTATGCAGGTATCGCGCTCGCGCGGCTCGCCAACGGGCGTCGTAGCCGCGTTCGTTCGCGCCGCCGCGAAGCCTGTCTGCGGAGTGCTCCAGATGGTTTTCACAATAAACACCCGTATCGCAGAGGTTCGGACACCCCGGATACCGGCACGGACGCTTGGGATAACGCGGCATATCGTCGCCCCTTTCGCGGTCGTTTCACGCATATTTCGCGGGATTATCGGCAATATATCAGCAATATCGAAGCAATATGCAGCCATATCTTGCCGATACCGGCAAGCTTCACGTCTACAGCAGTAACAAGCCTCGATTATCGTATACGCTTCCGTTCCCGCCGTTGTTCTTCATCGCCCGATCCAGCGCCATGACCAGCGCGACCGCGCCGTCCACCTTTACGGTCGACTTCTCTTTGTCGATCTTCTGGTTCCCTGCGGGGTCAGTGCGAACATAGGCGTTATCCATGTTCCAACGAAGCACAGGATGTCCGCCGTGGTTGATCTTTCTCTCAAGAACCAAACGCATTAGTTCCTTCGTCGGAGGACTCATATCTCGGAAGCCCTGTCCGAAGGGAACCATGGTAAAACCATCGTCTTCCAGCGCCTGTACCATCATGGTGGCGTTCCAGCGGTCGAAAGCGATTTCGCGGATGTTATATCGTTCGCTCAGATCGTTAATGAATTTTTGAATGAACCCATAATGCACGACGTTGCCCTCGGTTGTTTTGATGAAGCCCTGTCTTTCCCACATATCATACATCACGTGGTCGCGGCGCACGCGCAGAGGCAGCGTCTCTTCCGGCAGCCAAAAAAATGGCAATACGATGTACGGTTCATTCTCATCTTCAGGCGGAAACACCAGCACCAATGTGGTCAAGTCGCTCGTGGACGATAAGTCAAGCCCGGCGTAACAGGCGCGGCCTTCCAGCGCGTAAGCGTCCATTACACCCCCGCACTCATCCCATTTATCCATAGGCATCCAGCGAACGGATTGTTTGACCCACTGATTCAGACGAAGCTGGCGAAACATGTTTTCGTCGGCAGGCGTTTCCAGCGCCTTATGATAAGCGTCGCGCACCTTGTCGATGGTGATCGTATGTCCCAGTGAAGGGTTGCACTTATACCAGTTCTGTTCATCTTTCCAATCCGCGTTATCCGGCAATCCATATACGATGGGATAAAAACGAGGATCACGTTTGCGACCTTCAAGGATATCCAGCGCTTTTTGATGTACTTCCCAACAAACGGAATTTCGGTCTGTACCCGCCGTCGTAAGAAAGAACCAGAGCGGCTGTTTCCGCGCGTCGCCGGAACCCTGCGTCATCACGTCGTAGAGCGCTCGGGTAGGTTGCGTGTGAAGCTCGTCGAAAATGCATGCGCTGACATTCAGGCCGTGCTTGGTCGCCACTTCGCTCGAAAGCACCTGATAGATGCTGCCCGTGGGCTGATACACCATGCGCTTGGTGGACGGAATGAGCTTAATGCGCTTGCGAAGCGTGGGGTTCTGCTGCACCATATCCACGGCGACGTCGAACACGATGCCCGCCTGCTGGCGGTCGGAGGCGCAGGAGTACACCTCCGCCTTCCACTCGTCGTCGTTGACCAGCATATTGAGCGCCAGCGCCGCGCCGAGTTCGCTGTTATGCGTCGGTACCATGGATCGTCCAGCCAGATACTGATGCGACGGGCTATCTACTTGAATACACCGCATCTTGACCGGGTACGGCAACGGTTCGATATTGCGCACATAATGAAAACAGGAACGGGTCTCTTTGACACGTTCCCGTTTGCGCTTATACTTCCGATCTAATCTCGATGTCGGCTGATCTTCGAAGGTGGTAAACCGTATGGTGTAAAGCGTTTCTCCCGTTGGCTTGCTGAACCTCGTAGATGGCGTTTCCGTCATGGCATTCTTTATTCCAAGGCTCCAAAGCAGTTCTCGTACCGATTCTGCAAGCGCCTTGATCGTGCTGACATACACGCTTTGCGATTTTACGGTGCCAATGCAGCCGTCTGAGTCCATGAGACCTTGCAACAGTGACCAACGCTGTGCTTCCGAGGCGCGAAGGTACGACTGCGGTATCACTTTATCCCGAAAAGAATCGAGCAATATGGGCTTGAGCGCCGGTACTCGGAGAACGACGCTGCCATCTCCGTCTTGTTTCCACGAAGATGAAATCTCATACGGGATACTACTTTGTATTGTAGCAAGGTCGCATGTGCGCACTGTCAGTTCAGGCTTCGTGGAACAGCCATTTCCAAGCCAATATCCATATACATACGGGTCGATTGGCAACTCTCGCTCGGGAAGGTGCAACGCCGGAGGAATCGGGATTCGCACGATAGATGCTTTTTCGTCAACTGTCCCGGCATGACGCTTCTTGTAAACTTCGGTCTTGCGGTATATCATGCCGGTTGTCCAGAGCTTTTCGCGGTTGCCGTTATTCACGACCTGCACATTCCACAGATGCCGCTCTCCGGCGTCGATAAAACTACCGTCGCGGAATGTAATGCGATAGC